CAACCCTGTATTTGAAGCATCAAGTATATATGATTGTTGTCCTCTATGTCCATCATTCATTGGATACCATATCTTAAGATTAGAGTTTGTTAATGATGTACCACCTCTATTTAAAGCTAATTGTTCGGGATTATTGTAATCGTATAATGCATCATCTGCTGTCCATGCTGCATCCCATACTTGTCCATCAGACATCATTCCTTGCCAATGATTGCTTCTATTTCCTCCGTCTCCATAAGAACATCCCCATCCAGAAAACTCTATAGCAGAGCCAGGGAATGTACCACTTCCGCTAGAACCAGCAGCTCTAGCAGTTGAAGTAGTTATAGTATTTCCAACTTTAACTCCATTTATATATAATTTTATTGTATCAGATTCAGCTACATATACTACTCTTTGCCAAGTATTAAAAAGTACATTACCATCATTTGCTTCAGTTCCAAAGATATAATAGTCCCCATCATCAGCTCTAATTATATATTCATTAGTAGCTAAGACCCCTAAATGAGGATTTGTATTCTCATCATTACCAACAAAAAAATCTAAACCGCTATCTACTGTATTCATCCAACAAGCAAAAGTCCAAGATACTCCATCTGCAAATTGATTAACTCCTGATAAAGCTGTTCCTCCATTGTGTTGAAAATAATCAGTAACCCCATCAAACTCTAATGCTCTACCTGAATATATTTGTCCGTGATTGTTATTACCAGA